TGTGGCCTGCGGGGTCGCGTGACAGGTGGGTGTTGTGTAGTGTAGCAGATGTGTTATGCTGTTGTTGTTCTTATTGGATGATGGTTGGGTGATTTTTTATGTCTGAGATGTCGAATTATCTTGAAACCAAGATTTTGGATTACGTTTTGACTAATACTGCGGATTGGGCACCGGCGACGGTGTATCTGGCGTTGCATACTGCTAACCCTGATGAGGATGGGTCGGGTGCTGAGGTGTCTGGTGGGTCGTATGCTCGTCAGGCGTGTGCGTTTGATGCTACTCATGCTACGGGTGGTAATACGGCGAATACGTCTGCGGAGTCGTTTACGGGTATGCCTGCGTGTACGGTGAGTCATATCGGTATCTGGGATCACGCGTCTGCCGGGAACTTGTTGTTTTATACGGATGTTACGGCGTCTAAGACTGTGGGTTCGGGTGACACTATTAGTGTTGCTGCGGGTGCTGTTACTGTTACGCTTGCCTGATGGCTACTGCATATCCCGCTGCTCTTGACACCGTAGGTTCTCAACTTCGGACAGACATTGCGTCTACTGACGATTTGGATGACAGCGGCAAGGAGCATGACGTTATGCATGTGAATGTGCATGGCGCGGTTGTTGCGTTGGAAACGAAACTTGGTATCGGTGCGTCTACTGCGTCAGGGGCTTCTGACGGAGATGTGATGACGAGGCAGGGCGATGGGTCTACTGCGTGGGAGGCTGCTGCTGGTGGTGGTGCGTCTTGGTCGGGGTCGACCGCAAACGGCCTCGCCACCTACGGCGACGCTTCGACCATCGTCGCCGAGGCCAACGCCACCTACGACGGGACCAACCTGACCCTCACATCAGGCAATCTCATAGTGAGTAGTGGCAACGGCATTGACTTCTCGGCCACGGGCGATGGGACCGGAACGGCGACCAGCGAATTGTTTGACGACTACGAGGAAGGCGTTTTTACAGTTACCTCGGATGTGGCCTCGGGGACTCTGACCCTCAACACCGGAATCGACACGCTCAAGTACACCAAGATCGGCCAAGAGGTTTTCATCCACGGCATGGTCGAGTTCTCCACTGTTACGACGGCCTCCGGGGCGTGGTATATCAACGGGCTTCCCTTCACGAACACCAACACCAGCGTGGCAGGCGGCGGGGAAAAGCGGTCATGGCAGTTCGCGACCGTCCTCGACACCACCAGCGACGTTGATCCCGGTTCGCCCCTCGGCTGGATCGAAGCGAATGAAACCCGGATCATGATGTACCTCTCAGGAATCAGCGCCGGGGCGTCCATGAACGCGACCTATCTCGATACAGGTTCCAAGGTGTGCATTTCCGGCAACTACATCACCGAGTCCTAGAGCCTGAGGAGGCTTCAAATGGCACTATCCAAAACCGTCGTCTGTGACCGAATGGAGGTCCTACAGGACGCTCAGATCCAAGTCCGCACGGCGACCATCGTGGCTGAGGACGGCGTTGAACTGTCCCGCTCCTTCCACCGGCATGTCTTAGAACCGGGCGACGACACCACCGGCGAGGATGACCGCGTGACCGCTGTCGCCGCTGCCGCGTGGACACCTGAGGTGATCGCCCACTGGGATGCGATCCGGACCGAACGGCAGGCCCTCATGGACGCTTCACTCGCTGAGTAACTAAGTGATATTTAGGGGCTGACATGGCTATTGACTATCGCCAGTCCGGCATCGACTATCGAAATACCGTTTATTCCTATCGGGGTGTCACAACTCATGCCATTACGGCGGCGGTTACTGGTTCAGCAACAGTTACAGCAACGATAGTTGAAGAAGCGTCCATTGCGGCTGCGGTTACTGGTTCAGCGACTGTAACAGCAACGATAGTTGAAGAAGCCTTTATTACGGCTGCGGTTGCGGCTGCCACTACGGTAGTTACGGCTATTATTGAAGAGGCGTCCATTGCTGCGGCGATTACTGGTTCGGCTGCGGTTACGGCTGCGATTGTTAGGGAACGCCCGATTACGGGTGATGTTACGAGTTCGGCTCTTGTCGCGGCTGCGATTGTTAGGGAATGCCCGATTGCGGGTGGTGTTACAAGTTCGGCTGCGGTGGTGGCCGATATTACTTGGTATAAGATTCTTCCGAATGTAACTATTACAACAACATTACAAGATGATGTTACACTTGCGGTTGAACTATTAGATGATGTTTCTATTACTGTGGGGGTTTAATGGCTACATACGATAAAGACGATCAGGTGCGGGTTACTGCAACATTTACTTCTAATGATGTGGCAACAAACACAACTTTAGATCCTGCGAATAAGGCATTACATCGTAAGCCGTCAGGTGACAACGTAGAGGTAACTGCGAGTAGCGACGAGACTGGCATCTACTACGCCGATGTTGATTTGGATCAGATCGGTACACATACTGTCAAGTTCACGGGTACTACACCTGTCAAGGCGATGGAAGTCGTAGAATTAAAAGTCGGCAAATCCGTATTTGACCATTCGTGAAGAAACTGGCCTACGTTCTGCCAGATCCGAACCCCTCAAAGGACAGGGGTGAGGCGAACCGCGCCATTTTTCTGGCGGGGTTAGAGGAACACGGCAAAATAAGTAAAGCATGTGCCATAGCAGGGGTGACACGCTCCGCTTACGACAAGTGGAGGCAGCGTATACCGGGTTTCGCGGAGAAAGCGGACGCTATCCGCCACAAAGCCCTCCTTGAAGGCGGTACCGAGACATGGGATGGGACGTTTGCGTCGTTTAGAGGCGACTATTTCGGCCATATGTCCCCTTTCTTCCATATTGAGGCAATAAACGCCTACGAAAACACCCCGCCGGGGAACATTACCCTCATTTTGTGGCCTCCGGAGCATGGAAAGACCACGTTGGCGGAGGATTACTTCTGCAAGAAGTTGGCTTTGAACCCAGAGTTCCGTATCACCGTTGGTTCAGAGGGAACTGATATGGCTCGTAAGATTCTTGGTCGTATCCGTAGCCGTATGGAGCCTCACGGCCCGTATCCCCGGTATGTAGCCAAGTTTGGGCCGTTTGTTCCCCAGAATCAGTCTGGTCGTAAGACGGTGCAGGCGTGGGGTGCCGATTACTTCAATGTGTTCAAGAAACAGACGCATGATGAGCGCGACTATTCGATGGTTGGGTTGGGTTGGCGGTCAAAGATCGCTGGTACCCGTACTGATCATCTTCATATAGACGATATTCAATCAAGGGTGTCGTTGAATTTGACCGAACAGATGTTCGAGGTGTTCCGGCAGGACTGGTTGACACGCCCCGGTGAGAAAGGACGAACCAGTATTAACGGTACCCGTGTCGGGTCAGATGACTTCTATGAGCGGGTGATGACGGAGATCGATCCCGATATTTTGCAGGTAATCAAATTTCCGGCGATTGTCACTAATGATGAGGGTGAACCGGAGCCGTTGTGGCCTGAAATGTTTTCGTTGGAATCGTTGGATCGTATTAAACGCAAGGTGGGGGAGGAGGCATGGTCGCGTAACTATATGCAGGAACCTACTTCGTCTTTATCTGCTACATTTACAGATGAATCTATCCAAAAGTGCCTTAATCCTTTACGGTCGGTGACCCATGACCCACCCGAAAATTGTAGTGTTTATATCGGCGTTGATCCTGCTCTTGGTTCAAACAACTGTGTGGTGGCTGCTACGCCGCACGAAGGCAAACTTAAGATTCTTTTCATTCGGGAAGATACTGGGTTAACTCGCAACGAACAGATCCTCGGCGTTGTTGAGGACGCTATTCAGCGTTGTCTCAAGAACGGGTCAACTGTTTCAGATGTGATCATTGAAGCAATGGTGTTCCAGAAGGGGCTGTCGCGGGACGAGCGTCTAGTGGAGATGACTCAGCGTTACGGGTTTCGTGTGCGGGAGCATTTGACTGGTATCAACAAGTACGATGAAACGATTGGTGTCCCGTCGATGGCGTTGTCGTTTATGCGAGAAGAGATTGAGATCCCTTACGCTGACGATGGGCCTACCCGCCATCAGGCCGACCAGTTGATTCGTCAGTTGAAGGCGTGGCGTCCGTTGAAGCGGGGAACACGGCTGCGTCAAGATCAGGTGATGGCTTTGTGGTTTATTTGGATACTTTGGCGGCAACGCAAACAAGCATTTGATGTAGACTCTTCACAATTCAATTATAATGGACTACCGTGGAGGACATCTATGGCTTCCAGTAGGGCGTTTTGATGTATACCTTTGAAGAAATCGTGGGGATCGTTAAGATCCGACAGCAAAACGCATCGCCGCTATTGGCGCGTATGCTGGAAGTCAAGGAACGCTACAACGGTGACTATGTTATTCCGTTGCCGTCGATGGAGAACGAGCCTGTTCTTCCTCCGTTGACACCTGCGTTGATCTCGGAGAACATTGATGCGGTAGCCCAGCGTGCAGCATCGGTTATGCCGTTCATTGGTTGCCCTGCTGTTGATGGTTCCAAGGAGCGTGGCGTCCGGTCGCGCGAGTATGCTGATATTCGTCGCCGCGCGTTGGCTTCTACTTGGTACCAGTCGAAGTATAAGATAAAGATTCGACGGGCTTACAGGCATCTTGCGGGTTATGCGACAGCATGTCTGGTTGTGCATCCTGATTTCGATAAGGGTATGCCTCGTATAGATGTCCGCGATCCTCTTGGTGTCTATCCTGAACCCAAGGCTTACGAGGATGTGGATCCTCCTGCGAACATTGGTTTCATTTACGGCAAGTCCGGGGATTGGATTCGTAGCCATTACCCGCAAGCCATGTCGGAGAATGGTGGCGTTATCCCACCAGACGGCAAGAGTGATCAGGAACTATGGGACATTGTTGAATGGCTTGATGACGAGCAGATCGTTATCGGAATCATGGGGCCACGGTACGAACATTTCAATCAGGTGTACGGTCATCATGGAGCCACGCAGGAATTGTCGCGTGTAGCCAATAGGGCAGGGATGCCATGTGTGATTACGCCGGGGCGAGTTACCTTGGATCGTATCGCATCGTCGGTTTCGCAGGTTGTCGGCATTGTGGATCTGATGTCTAAGATGATGGCGTTAGAAATTATGGCCCAAGAGAAGGCTATCTTCCCTGATAGGTATATAATCGGGCGGTCGGGTCAGGTACCGATGATTGTCGGCGGGGAGTGGAAAGACGGACGCGAAGGCCAAGTCAATGTTCTACTTGACGCTGAACAAATCGGAGAACTCCGGTCGTCACCTGACCCGACAACCAATATAGCCATCGACAGGTTGGAGCGTAATGCGCGCATCTCTACCGGAACCGTACCTCAAATTGGTGGTGAAACATACGGGGCTTTGCGTACCGGACGAGGTATCGACGCCCTCATGGGAGCCGCCTTGGATCCGCGTATCCAAGAAATTCAAGAAATTATGGAGGCTCATCTTCCTCATCTAAACGAGTGTATCTTCGCTACCTACAAGGGGTATTTCGGTAGCAAGAAGTTCTCTATGTTCACTGGCTATGCGGGTGACTTCGGTCAAGTTGAGTTCACACCGAATGAACACTTTGAGATTTTCGATAACGTGGTGTCGCATTCGATTCCCGGTGCTGACATTCAGGGAACGACTATCCAGTTGGGCCAGTTGTTGGGCATGAAGGGTATTAGTCTTAGAACATTCAGGACCAAGCATCCGTATATTGAGGATGCTGAGGCAGAAGGTAGGCGTGTCGATGAGGAACAGTTGGAGGAGGCAGTCATGGCTGCGATCCAGCAGCAGGCTTTGTCGGGTCAGTTGCCTGTGGTGTATGTCTCTAAGATTGAGAAGCATCGCAAGAAGGGGTTGGATATATTTCAAGCCATTGAGAAGGCTGACGAGGAGATAAGGGAGGAGCAGGCTGCTGCGGCTCCGCCTCCGGGCGAGGGTCAGGTTATTCCCCCGGAGATGGCTGCTGGTTTGGCTGCTGGCCCTGAGGGGATGGCTCCACAGCAGGCTCC